CTACACCTCTAGCACCATTTTCAATAGCTTCAGATTTAGAAACACTTGCTCCTCTTCCTGTTACATAATCTTGAACACTTAAGTTTGCTTTAGCAGCATTAGCAAATTTTTGTTTTATTTGTGCTTGGCCTGTAATAAGAGCCATCTGTTTACTAAAATCTTTTTCAGAAATTTTCTCTGTTAGGTACGCTTGAATAGCTGCGTTCGCTGCTGCGTCTTTAACTTTTTGAGATCTACTAGGGCGTGAAGATTCTTTATCAAAGAAATCTGCAAAAGAAGATTTAACTGTAGCACCTTCTTTTAAAGCTCCTGCTGCATAAGTTAATGCCATGTCTGATGCATCTGCAATCTTAGCTGACTTACCACCACCCATTACTTTTTCTAATAATTTTTGTTTCTTTTCTATAGCAGCTAAAGCTTCGTCTTCGGTATCTTCTTTTTTAGACCCTGATCCAAAACTCTCTAAAAGTTCTTTTAATGCATTTTTTTCCATTTCTAATCTTCGTTCTACATCAGTTTTTCCATCACCTTCTACTTCTTCTTCAACTTTTATTTTTGTTCCATCTGGAAGGTATCCTTGTTCTTCATAAAATTTATCTTTACCACCTCTTGGAAAGAAACCAGGTGCTTCTCCTATTTTATTTCCTTTATCTATGTAATCAAAAATTTCTCCGACATCTGGATTAGTTTCATCAAAATTAAAATTAGCTCCACCCATTTCTTTTCTTCTTCTGTATCCTTCAGGAGTGTCTGTAGATTTTGCAAAAAAATCTGCCAAACTTCCAAGACCTGTACCTGTTACTGCTGCTGCACCATAAGGACTATATTTTGATATTGCACCACCAGCTGCTGGAATCATTTTTCCTAAATATGGTATGTTTCTTATTTTATTCATGATACTACCACCTGTTACAGCTCGACCACTATCATAAGCTGCTTGAGGTACTTTTGTAATTGGTGCACCAAATGGACTTCCACCAAATTCTAAATTAACTCTTCCGCCGTCCGCTAGCCCAGTAGCAATACCATTTCCATAGCTGGAAACCTTACCACCGCCTCTGAACATTGGTCTGTTTAAAATTTTACTCATTAACCGAAGATTCCCATCTTGCCAAGTACTCCACCTGCTCCTGCTGCTCCTCCTAAGAAACTAGCCATTGGACTTGCTGGTGCTGCACTTGATTGATAACCAACGTTAGTAGAAGCAAAGGCTCCTGGTTGTATCTGTGCTAACTGTTGACCTATTAATCCCATTCTTGTGTATGGTTCGTACTCAGCTTCTCTTGCTGCTAATGTAGTTGCATCAAGTCCTGCTTGATCAAAACCTTGTAGTCCTTGTCCAAGTTGTGCTTGGTAAGTTCCTAAACCTTGTTGTGCTTGTAAGTCACCTGCTCTTGCTTGTTGAGCTTGACCGAAACCTTGGTTTAATAATTGTGCTTGAAGCATAGCTCTGTTCATATTATTACCTCTCATCATTTCAGCTTGCATAACACCTTCTCTACCGCCGCCAAAAGCTCCTTGTGATATAGCTTGATCACTTATTTGATTTTGTTGCATAGCATTGTTTCTGTCAAACTCTGCCATCGTTGCTTCCATAACTTGATTTTGATATGGTGACATGTAAGAATCAATAGAACCAACTCCTGTACCTGCTCCAGTACCAGTTAAACTTCCTAAACCAGCTGCTGCATTTTGTGCGCCGGTCTGTAATGTATTTTGTGCTGCTACCTGTGGATTATATGATGCTGTGTTGATGGCTTTACCCATCATCGGTGGTAATTTTTGTGTAAATGCCGTTAAGGCTGCTTCTAATACCGGTGCCGGTAGTACCTGTGTTTGTTCAATTGCCATTATGCTTTTGCCTCTAAGTTGTTCATTAAATCATACATTCGTTTTGCTCCTTGGTTAACACTTCCACCACCTGCTGCTCTAACCGCATCGGCAGTCATTACAAATTCATTTTTACTTACTCTTGCTGGTACATCATCGGCTCTCTCTTTAGAACCCATAGGAATAAAACCACCTTGTCTGTAATCCATTTCCATACCTTGTGGTAACACACTTCCACCCATATTGTAACCCATCATTCCTTGTAAATTTACAGGTCCTGATTGATCTCTTACTTGATGATAAGTTGGATCACTACTCATTCCCATCATACCACCCATAGCTCTATTCTCTGTCATCAATCCTCTTGATCCAGAATTCATAAGAGCTTCTGTTATACCACCAAATTCATATTCAGGTCTTCCCATCAATCCACCGTAGGCTGCTTCTTCTTCCGGTGGTGAATATAAATCTCCTAGATCATTTATTGATAAAGTGTCTTGAATAGTTTCTTCATCATGACCTGCTTGTCTCATAAAAGTCATTTGTAATCTTGCTCTTTCTCCCCGGTCCGCAGTTGATGTTGCTTCAATTGTTGCTGCATCTTCTGCTTCTTGTTTTTCATAATCTCTTAGAGCGGGTCTTGCAAAGTTAACAGCTACATCACCTGTAGCTTTTGCAGCATCAAAAGCAAGTGCTTTCCCTGCATCTTTAATATTTTCAAAATTTAAAGCTGACCTTCCCGAACCTAAATCTCTTAACGTATCTATATTACCTGTTAAATAATCTGATGTACCTGCTCCAATATTTAAAGCTAAATCTTTTGCTCCGCCTAATAAACCCCTACCAGAAGCTTCTGCTAAAGTACTAGATCCTATAGGAGCACTTGCCATTTGATTCATAATTCCATCTTTTGTAAGCATTGATGGATCATTTAATAATTTTTCTTGAGTAGTCATACCTCTTAAATTTCCTGCTGTATCAGCTCCACTCAACCCACCTTGTAAACCAGATAGTATTCCTGACAGTTGATTAAGATCTTCAAATTCTGCTTCTGGATCACCCATTGCTTGAGTAAGCATGTTGGCTCCATACATTTTAGCAAAACCCATAGGTCCACCTAGTTGACCCATAATACCAGACGCTGGTAAAAACATAGAAGCGTAAGGAAGTAATGGTCTTAACTCATTAGGTATAAATTTATCACTAAATTTTCCGGCAGCTTTTACAAAAGGTTTAGCTATTTTACCTACTGCTTTTTTAGCTTTTTTAAATAGTCCCATAGTTTCTCTTTAAATTAATTGTTGAAAGGCAAGTTCGCAAGACTTGTATATATGCTATTGTATACCAATTTACTAGACTTTTCATCTCTAGTCAATCTAGAATATATTAGTTTTTGCACCTAAATCAAAATGTGCAACAGTTATATTAACGTCTCTACGTATATGTTCCTGCTTAGTATCGCTATTAGGATCTTGTACATCAGCTAACGCTTCGGCGTCAGAATTATACTCTGCCTTTGTTATCATATTGGTTAAAGTTATTTCACACTTAGGTGTAATTACTGGTACTTCTTTACCATCAATTGTTTCATATCTTATTGATGCTTCTGTTTCTATAAATGACATTATGAGTCCTCCCTGTTTATTTCTAATATAGATGCAACTACAAACAATCTATTTGCGTCTGCAGCGGTTATTTGTATTACTTCATTTTCTAACATAATCAATGGTTCTGTTAATAACTGTTCTGATGCATTAGCAGCCACAGCTTTAGTTTGAAACAAAGTAAATTTATCAGCGCTTGCTGCTGGATCACCATTAAACAAATCTACAGTAACTGTAGTAGCACTTGCATTATCACTACTAACTAAAATAGATTTTAATATAGCTCTAGAGTTACCAGGCACTACATACAAAGTTGTAGCATTATTAGTTGTTAAATCTAGTTTTGAATTTTTATATATATTTGCCATTAACTAATAAACCAAGTAAACCTTTCTTGTTGTTCTCTCATATCTTTTAAAAATGTAGAATTCAATTGTGTAATCATAGAAGTTATAGTTCTATTTATTTGTCTCTGATTATCCTCAGTATATTCTTTTCTAGGTTCAGGTAATCTTACTACAATTTTTGCCATTATCTTCTACCATCTGGTTGTATGTCAACTTGGAATGTACCAAATCTCCATGCTTGGCCAGATCCTGTATTAGCTATTTTTAAATTTGCATATCTTCCTCTAGCTCTAGTATCAATTTTAGTTGTAGTTGAGTTAACAATAAAAGGACTTAGTGCAGTTGCAGTATTGGGGTCTGCTGGATAATCTGCTACTGCGATAGTAACTTGTGAATCTCCTGTTAAAACTTTAAAGTTTGGTAAGAATCTTCTCATAGCTAGGAATACCTCACTTTGATCTTGTTGCAAAGAAAAATCATAAGATTCAATAAAAGAAGTTAAAGTTGTTGTAGTTCCATCTGGATTAATTTGATCTGTACCTACTTCATGTTCAAAAAATAAAGTTTGTCCTAATTCGGATTCACCTATAACACTTGGAAATGTACCTGTGTTAGCACTTTTAAAAGCAGTAGCATAAGGTTTTGGATAAATTAAAGAATCAATCCAAGAAGTTCTTATAGAATTAGTATTAACTCCTGTGTACCAATTACCCATTGGAGTAGGTTTATTACTTTGTCCGTAGTTATAAGTTACAGATCTATTATTAAAATCAGATCCTGTTGATGGATACCACCATACAACTTCTGTAAACAAGTTATTAATACCTGCATTAATTTGTTGACCTTTTGTAGTATCACAATCATCATAAACATAATCTTCTACACTACAAGGTAATGAGTTTACTGTACCATCAAATGCAAAGAAACCATTGTTAGACATCCAGTAAGCAACACCATCAATTTCAATAGCTGCATTCTTACCTATCAATCCGCAGTTCGTGCCCACCTGTTCAAAGCCAAATGTAAAAGGTGCTCCAACAAATTTCATTGTATACAATGAGTTATCGGTCCAAACTAAAATATTTTCTTTAGCAACTAAAGCTCCCATAATTTTTGTACCATCTTGAATTCTTTGAGAACCTGCTGTGTTAGTTGCAAGAGGAGTGTATATATTAATGTTTTCATCTTGTGAAAATCTAATAAACATATCATCTTGTGTACTAGGATCACCAATAGTAGTCTCTGTACCAAAATGAATTAAGTGACGTGTCGTAGGTGATATTAAAGTTTCTCTTGTAGCTGTTGGGTTACCAACACCAGTTGCTATAGCTGTTGGAAATCCTGAAGTTATTGTTGATGCTCTTGTTGTTAGTCTAGCTGGAATTTCTGAATTCCACGTAAAAGTTTTACCATTTGCAATTGTTGCAACTAGTACTTGACCAAAATTATTTAAAGACCATAGTGCAGGCTCTAGTGTTACGGTCGACGCTTCGACTGCATTACCCCATCCAGTATAATCAGTTGCATTAGTAACTACTGCAGAGTTACTGTGAGATGCAGCTGTTGTACCTAAAGCTTGTCTGGTTGCTCCAGTTAATGTATTAGTTCCCTTACCACTATAAGTAATAAGTTCTGTACCAATTAAAATAGTTCCTGCTGTAGGAAAACCTGCGTTAGATGTAACGGGAATAATAGCTACACTATTATTAATTCCTGAAGATAAAGTAGTTGTTAACGCTCCAGCAATTGTTCCACCAAATTCACCAACACCATAACCATAACCATATGATTGAGCGGCAGGACCTATTCTTTCATAAGGTTGTACTATTATAGATCCACCTGTAGATATTACAGCAGTTGCTTGATTTAAAGAATCAATTTTAAATGTTGTAGGAGTTGGAACTGATAATACTTGAAATAATTTATCTTCAAAATCAGAAGCAGAAAGTCCTGTACCACTAGGTAGTGTTACTGAATCTAATACAACCATATCTCCTTCAATTAAATCATGAGCTGATGTAGTTGTAATAGTACAAGTTTTAACTGATGTACTATTTGTTGCTAATGTAGACGATGTAAATGTTGTTTGAACTCCAGCGTTATTACTACGAAAAGGAGTTATATCAAAAAGTTGTCCTTCAAAATAAAGAAGTAAAAATTTATCTGTACCCATAGCTGTGTATCTATTACCTTCTAAGTCAACAAATGAATGTAGTTTTCTTGAGACACCTACTATGCTTTGGTTAAGTAATGACTGCCACCCACCTACTTTTTCTGGCAAGCCATATCTAAATCTTACATTATCTGAATCTACCCAACGACCAACCGCACCCACACTAGTGTCTTGTTTATCTATTCCAGGTGCAAATTTAATTTTAGTAAGCATCTATTGTGCTCCTATGCTGTGTTCGTTTTGTAAGCCCAGCCTCTTGTAGAATCTATATAGACTAAAGTTATAGCTTGACCATTAACAGCTAATGCTAAGTTATTTGTTCCAGAATTAATAGGTTGACCGTTTCTTGCAACTGTTACATTGTTAGAACCAAAAGTTCCTCTTGCATCTATAATTGTAACTTCATCTCCTATTGCAGGAGAAGCAGGTAAAGTAATTGTAACTGTTGTTTGAGTAGTGTCTATTAAAAGTTGATCGCTTGCTACAGCTGTGTATGCAGTAATTGCAGAAGAAGTAATTGTAAAATAACCTTTTTCAGTAATTGCTTTAGAAGTATTAGTTCCATCTGATTTAAGAAGCATAACTGCTTTATTAGGTATTGCAACTGGAGTTGATGAACTTGCAGTTTTAACACTTAAGGTATATTTGTTAGCTGTAGTTCTATCTGTTGTGTCTTCTATTATAAAAACTCTTTCAGAACCTGCAGGCATAATTAAAGTTTGATTACGTGCTAAAGTACCTGTTAATTTAAAATATAAATTTTTACCATTAGATACTGCACCATCTGTTAGAGGAACAGTAATATCTGAATTACCAGTCATTGCTAAAGATAAAAAACCTGAAGCTGCTTGTTGTAAAATTTGTAAGTTAGTATTAGTAATAGCTCCCCATAAACCAGCTTTTTCACCAGTTGTAACTAATTCTAATTTTAAATCGTTTGAGTAAGTTGATGCCATATTAGTAAGGTTCTATTTCTGTCCAAGTCATGTTTACACCGGGAACAATATCATTCCAAGTAATAATTCCTGCTTCTCCAGAACCTACAACTAATTGAGATCCTACAGGACTTATTAACGCTGTTCCAGTTACTGTAACACTTCCAGTTGATAAGGTCAACGCATTTCCAGGTACAGATACTATAAGGTCTGCAGTAGCTATAGCAGTTCCAACACTTAATGTAGTAGCATTTCCTGTAACAGAAAGATTAGCATCTGCTGTAATTGTTACAGTTCCAGCACCTAAAGTTAATCTATTGGGGTTTGCAATTTCAACAATTGAATCGGCTGTAATACCTACTTCACCAATACTAATTTGTAGAGCATTGCCTGTAACACTAATTGTTACTGCGCCATCTGATTCAGATGAGGTAGCAAATGGTAATTCTGCAAATGATGAAAATCCTAACATATAATCCTTATAAATATTAAACTACATCAAGATCTTGTTATCTAGCTGTAGCGGGTATTGAACCATTAGAAGTTGATGTTACAAATGGGTTTTCGGCAAAAGCCATGAAAATAAATGTATCACCATTTCCATTCCAAGAACCAGAACTTGCACGCAGTTTAAATCCATTTGATAAAAAATCTACCACATCATTATTTACCGTAGCACCGTCAGCATTTGGTCTTAAATACCCACCAGCAATATTAATTGGACTTCTTTTATTATCTAAAATTTGCCAATCATCAGTACCAGATGATAATTTTACCATAAGCCACCCAACTTTAAATCCTGTGTAAACCAT